CCAACTATGAGTATGAAGCAGACAAAAATGAAGAAAAAAGGCAAATTTACATTTTAAAACCTTCTTTCGTAGATTCCTTTACTGAGATCTTTGAAAAAGAAATGAAATTTACCCCAAGTACAGAGTTTGTTACAGAAAAACTCAAAATTTCTAATAACTAATCTCTCTGCCTCCAGTCGTCTGGTTTATCCTGCTTAAACCATTCAACAATTTCATCGGCACTTTGAAACCCCGTACTGTGATTAGATGGGTCGGGGTCTCCTAATCCCATCTTATTCATAAAATCATCCATACTTCCTTCTTCAATACCATTTGACTCACGCCTCGCCTTATTCAACCAATCTCTTGCGGTTGTATATGATTTGGCAATCTTCTCTGCCCAAATCATATCTTCAAGTTTTACTTCTTCATTATTGGCAATCCTTTTACAAATAAATTCTAATCTGAGGCGATATTGCGTAGAAAGCATACAAATTCCTTTCACCACTATAGAGTATTTATGATCGACCCTTTTGAGCAAATTTTTGGCGGAGTTTTTTTTCCGACTTTTTTGTAACTAAAAAGTGAATTTCGTTTTGGGAAAATTTATTTAATAAATTTATCCATGCGAAGCTTGATGTAGTACATCCCGATGACCCACAGGGAGAAGAGGAACCCCTCCCCGTAGGACATGGAGTTCCAAGCGTGAACCGCTTCTCCCATCAGAATTCCTCGTTAGCGAGGGAGTCGAAGTAACTGTAGGTGTCATCGCTGGCACCCGAGGAACTGAGTGCATTCAACTCTTCCTTCATTGCTTGAGGAACAGGTGCAGGTGCAGGAGCACTTGCTTGATACTCAGCAGCAACGTCGTTCTCATACTCTTCACGATCGATGCGAGGAGCACCCTTGAGAACAAGGTCAAGACGCTTCTTCAGTTCATCATAGGACTTGAAGTTCTTAGCATCAGTGAACTCATTCAGGTCATGGATCTGGTTGTAGATCTTTTCCAGTTCAGAGTCATCAAACCCACCGAGAACACCAGGGCGACCGAAGACAGAGGAATCATAGTTCCAGTAACCAGCAACCTTCTTGATGCGAAGGTTGAAGTCAGCACCTTGCCAGAAGTCAAAAGGATTGATGGGTTCTTCACCTTCAAACTCAGGTTGCATTGCTGCAATGATCTTGTCGTGGATCTTCTTGCCGTACTTGTACAGGAAGACACGACCTTCGTTTTGAGGATTAGCAGAATCCTTGATCACGTAGATGTTGCTGTAGTAAGACAGTTTACGCTTCTGCTTACGAGCAACCTCTTTGTCAGAGTCAAGACCGCTGTTCCAAAGAACACGGTTGAGTTCGCTGACGGGATCTTGCTGACCAACAGTGGTCAGAGAGTTCTCAATGTACCAGGATCCAGTAGGACCTTGGAAAGCATGAGAATAAACTTTTGCCCAAGGCATGTCATTGCCTTCAGCAGGAGGGAGGAAACGAATCAGGGCATTGCCGACGCCATCTTTGCCCATGGCAGGTTTCCAAATGCGATCATCAATGTACCCAGTAGAACCCTCTTCTTTCTTGAGTTCTTGGTTCAGCTTTTGCAGCAGGGAACCTTGGGTCTTGAGAGATGCGAAAGACATTTAATTTTCTCCGTATTGAATGGATTTGTTGGATTGTGTCGTATTGACTGGATTATCATAACAGATGTGTGAGGGTCTGTCAAGGGGTTATCAGTCCAAATCTTGGTCTCGATCCCTCAAAGTTTGGACTGCAGAACGTGCTACTTTAAAAATCTCAGGTCCCAACGCAAAGGATGGGATTCCCATGGCATCAGCAGCGTCCCTAAAGTTCTTCTTAATTAATTCGCTGTCATCATCATCACAAAGCATTACCCTAGTATAAAGAAGTTCTTGCTTCTCTACAAGAGAGTCCATATCATTATAAAGTTCTTGTCTCTGATCAGCATCAAGATCCGCAAACTTTCTGATTCGCTTGGAAGTTGAGTCGTAAAGTTCTTTCATAACGATAAGTTCTTTACGAACAATTTCTGACGAAAATAAGTTTGTGTTATTCATACCTTACTAGAAATTATTTCCTTTGCCTTGAGAGTATCAAAATTCACAAAGGCAGCATACTTCTTGACAGTTTTGGACAGGGATTTCCATACTACATCATTAGCTAATATGCTGTCATAACGTGTAGAGTATTTAGTCATCTTGTCTAAGATCACTAGGGTCTCTATCATGATATGACCACCCAGATACATTTTAATAATACCTGAGTGTTGCATATTGGTACACTGCAATGCCGTATTGAGAGTTTCGTATCTCGCCAATATGGATTCGATATCTTGACCAAAAAGATAAGTCATACTTTGCTTCTTCCTATTCCATTCAATCCAGTTCTCTTCTTTCATCTCTTTGATGTAGAAGTTTGAATTGACTAGAAAGTTAGAAACAAAGTATTCTAGGACTTCGTTTTGATTGTACTTACTACCTAATTTTTCGAAGAAATAACGATCATTTCTTTGATTGAACTTCTCTTCAGAAGTTCTTGTCTTACCACCATACCTAAAGAAATCATACTTATCTGTAGTGAAATGAGATTTAACTGCCAGATAAACAGAGTACACATCAAAAGCAGACATAATCAGATCGGCAAAACTCCTTTGGTTGTTTTCTTAATGTAATTAAGACGGGTTGCTTCAGCTTTAATCTTTTCTTTCAAAGATGGTGCAATCAGTTTGACTACACTCTCAACTTCAATGTCCTTTGTTTCACAATAGTCAACAATAGCATCAATATAATTGATGGTTCTTTTACTATCTTTAACTATGTTCTCAATGGTCATTGAAAACTTATTTTTATCCATAAAATTGTCATCAATTAATTCATCTATGTTTTTACCTGGTTTCATGGGCATCTTTATACTCTGCAATGTAATCTTTTAGCAGAGGCACGTAATCCTCAGGGTCTTTAATGAAGACCTGAGTGAAACCATTTTGGCAGGTAATTAGAGTAACGATCTGTTCGACCTTGATACCAGATCGTTCTTCATACATTTTAGCATACCCTGTCTCTTGAACAAAATAGTTCTCAATCCAGGATTCTTTCTTCTCTTTGGAAGATGTTTTAAAATCAATGATTGAAAGTTTGCCTTCAAACTCTGCAATACAATCTACTCTACCAGCAATGCCAAATTCGTGGCTATAAAGAGGTGCCTCTTGAAAGTGAATGTTGTCGATCTTACTCAGCATCTGCTTTGCTTGTTTGAAAAGCAGCACTGGAAGAAACTTATCCTTGTACTTGTCAAGGTCTAAGTTATTATTTAGGTAATCTTCGACTATACTATGTAGAGTGGTTCCAGCAGACGCTGCTCGAACAGAGATCTTGTTTGCTTCTTCCTCTCCTACTCGTGCTCTCCATTCTGCAATGGACTTACGCTTTCGGAAAGAACAGATGGTAGAGATTGAAGGATAAAACATCTCACCAACGGCGTAAACTCTTTTACCATCAACAGTTTGTGCTTTCAGGTTATCAAGAGTCACGCCCATATCAACGTGATTAAACATTAGGCAAATCCAAGGTGCATTTTACTGAGAATGTAACTCTTAATCAGACCACTTCTCACAATATCATTGACATTAAATTCAATGCTTGCAAACTCATCCATAACCTCAAGGATCTTCATGAAGTCAAGAATGCCGTTTCTCTCGTTTGTTTTAACGAGGTCAGTTTGAAGTGCATCACCTGCAAAGATGATCTTACAGTTCTCGCCAACACGAGTGATGATAGAGTCCAGTTCATGGAAGTTCAGGTTCTGACATTCGTCAACGATAACGATTGCATTGTCCAGAGTTGTACCACGAAGGAATGATGTGCTCCAGAAGGAGATAGTTTCTTGTGCCTTCAGATTGTCATACAGCATATCGAATGCTGGATCATCAGGCATCTTGAACATGTACTTAACCATGTTCTTATAAGGGATCTGATAAAGGTTTGATTTATCCTCATGATCCCCAGGAAGGAATCCAATTTCTCTGGTAGGAACCAGAGAGCGTACCATATAAAGTTTTTCGTAAGGAGATGTGCCAGAAAGAATTTCTTTCAGTGCCAGATACATTGCGATAAAGGTCTTACCTGTACCTGCACACCCATAAAGGAAAAGATTCTTACCATTCTCATATGCATCAAATGCTGCAGTTTGATTTTCTGTAAGAGGTTCAATCTCTTTAAGGTGATCAACGTTGATTGGTTTCTTACGTCTCATTTGTTTAGGAGTGCTATTAACAAAGTCGAACTGGTTGTCCTTTCTTCTTCTTGGCATAAAATTAGTAGGTGTCGATGTTAGAACCGTAATTTGCTTTCTTGATTGACTTCAGAACGTCTCTGAATCCATCAGGAACTTTGTTTCGGATACCCGCATCAGCAACAACACCAGGGAAATTTCCATGGTATTGCTCAAGATGAGGATTATCTTGCTTGTATTTATCGAGCTCAGTGAAACTCATACGAACTTCAATGATCTCTCCAGTTTCCTTGTTTCTGAAATCATACAGGGGCATCGATCCACTCCAATGCAGTTGCTACGATAGGGAATTGCTCAGAGAAAACTTTCTTACACTCGTTAGCAATGTCCATGTGCTCTTTCTGTGTGCCATGGGCAGAACGCAATTCAATGTAGTGAATCCACGAACGAACTGATCCTGTCATGTACAGACGAGTAGGAGTTGCAAGAGGAAGAACAAAGCGAGCACACTCTTTAGCAATGCCCATCTCTAGCATGTGCTTGTAGATGTCCATAGCAGAATCAAAGTGTCGCTTGATAGTAATCTCAAGTTCTTGCTTTGTAAAATCGTCAACATCATCAATAGAATTCTGACGATTCTTTGTATCTTGACGGCGAAGATCAAACAGAGGGATCTCATCTGCTAACAGAGAACTATCAGCATACCGTTGGGAAAACTCTTGGAATGTGAACGAACGGTGACGCAAAATTTGAGCTGCCAGTCCCCTGGTGGTCTCAATCTCAAGCGTCATGTGTGCCTGCTCAAAGACGCTCCAATGCTGGTGTTTGATACAATAGGATAAAAGACCCGCAACCTTTGGATTTTCTTGGTTGTTAGGGTTACTAACACGTGCCACATACCCCATCGTCTTTTCAGCATCAGGGGTAACACTAATCAATTTAACTTGCATAATACGCTTGATAATACTTTACGATACCA